GGGTGAAATACTAGACCCTGAAACATCTATTGAGGATGAAAGAGATAGGATAAATGTACAGGCTGGTGAGTTTGAGTAATGCCTTCAGTTAATGACAAAATCTTAGACGAGATAATCGGTCACTCGGTTGATTTACAGCGCCTAGAAGCCTCTGTTAAGTTCAGGATACGCAAAGAGTTAAAGAAGCTAGAAAAAGGGCTTGTAGAGGAGCTGAACAACTCTAATATTTGGGATGCTAGAAGAGAACAGACTAAGCAAAAAAGACTAAAAGCACTTCTCAAGCAAACTAAAGAAACGATTGAAAGCACTTATAAATCTATCTCTAAAGAACACTTAATCACGTTAGCAGGTGTTGCGTCTTTGGCTGAGAAACAAGCGGTTAAGTCTATTAATAAATCTATTAATTTTGAATTAGCCTCTGTATCAATGTCTAAGCAAATGTTAAAAGCTATAGCCTCTGATACCTTGTTTGAAGGTGCGCCCTCTAAAGAGTGGTGGGCTAGAAGAGGTGAGGCGTTCAGACTGAAGTTTTCTGACACAATTCGTCAAGGAATGATGCGAGGAGAGACAAACGATACTATTATTAGAAGCCTAATTGGCACTCCATTAAACAAATTCAAAGATGGAGCATTAACGCCTAATTTTAGAGGTGCTGATGCTTTGGTAAGGACATCTATACAAGCCGTAGCAAATGAGTCAAGACTAATGACCTATGCTGACAACGATGATATTATCAAAGAGATAGAATGGGTGTCTACATTGGATTCAAGAACTTCACCTTTCTGTAGAGCTTTAGATGGACTCCGATGGAGTAATCCTGATATGAAGCCGATTGGTCATCATAGAAGATTTCCTGGCACAACTGCTCATTGGAATTGTCGTTCTACACAAGTGTCTATCATTAAGAGTTGGGATGAATTAGGAGCAAAAGGTAAATTCAAGGAAATACCAGATAGTACAAGGTCAAGCATGGATGGACAAGTTTCTGAAAAATTAAATTATGAAGGTTGGCTTAAGACAAAATCTAAAGGGTTTCAAAAAGAAGTTTTAGGGGCAAAGAAATACGAGTTATGGAAAAAGGAAAAACTGTCATTTACTGATATGGTAAATCAATCAGGTAACGCTCTAACTGTAGAGCAAATATTAAATAAGTTATAGATTTTTAAAAAACGTGTCAGAGGCACATTATTCGGAGAATAAAAATGAGTGAAGAAGTAGAAGTAAAGACATATTCAGAAGATGAATACAACAACGTGAAAGATAAGTTAGATGAGTTTCGTGGTAACAACGTCAAGCTAATGAAAGACATGGAAACATTAAGCGCTAAGTTTGATGGCATTGATGTAGATGGCTATAAAGAAATGGTTAAGAACCAACAGGCTATGAAAGATAAGAAGTTAATCAGCGAGGGCAAGATTGACGAATTATTAGAAGAGCGTACTAAGACTATGCGTGAGAAACATAACCAAGAATTAGAGAAAATTCAAGGACTTAACGGTACTTTGAATAAACAACTAGAGACACTTGTTATTGATAATGCTGTAAGAGATTCAGCAACTAAGGCAGGTGTAGTTGATACAGGTGTTGACGATGTATTGTTACGTTCACAATCAGTATTCACCCTTGAAAAAGGCAAGGCTGTACCTCATGACCCTAATGGAAATATTATCTATGGTGAAGGTACATCAGAGCCTATGTCAGTACAAGAATGGGTTAAGGGTCAAATGGAAGTAGCACCACACTTGTTTAAATCTTCAAATGGCAGCGGTTCAGAACATGGCAAGAATTATGTCGGCTCAGGCTCAAAAGATTTATCGGCATTAGAAAAACTACAGATAGGTTTCGCCAAGTAATCCCCTAAAAAAAAACTCTCCTCGTTTCCCCCCTTTAATTAGGGGGTTTTTTTGTCTGCTAAATAATTTTATAAATACTTGAATTATATTGATAAATATGGTTTAAAATAAAACCAAACGTCACAGAGTGGTGTTGTTATCCTACGTTTTTCCAGTGGAAAAAAGAGTAGTAAGTTTATATATTTTAACTTGCCTGTTTTTTTTCACAATATAGGCAAAATTTAGGAGAATGCAATATGGCATCTGTAACTCTAGCTGAATCAGCTAAACTTTCACAGGACATGCTTGTAGCTGGCGTTATCGAAAACGTCATTACAGTAAATCCTTTTTACGACATCTTACCGTTTCAATCTATTGACGGTAACTCACTAGCATACAACCGCGAGAACGCTTTAGGCGCTACCGAGTGGGCTGGTGTAGGCGATACTATTTCTGCTGGTAAAGCGGCAGCAACATTTACTCAAGTAACAACTAGCTTAACAACTCTAGTTGGTGATGCTGAAGTAAACGGTTTAATCCAAGCTACACGTTCTAATATGACTGACCAGAAGGCAGCACAAGTTGCTTCTAAGGCTAAGTCTATTGGTCGTGCTTACCAAGATAAGTTAATCAACGGTACAGGCACTAGTGATGAAATCACAGGTCTATTGTCTTTAGCTACATCAGCTCAAACTAAGACAGGCGCTACTAACGGCTCTGACTTATCTTATGACTTGCTAGATGAGACTATTGACAAGGTAACTGATAAAGATGGTGACGTTGACTACATGATGATGAATGCTCGTACTATTCGTTCTTACTATGCACTACTTCGTGCTTTAGGTGGCGCAGGTATCGGTGAAGTTATCACTCTACCTTCAGGCAAGCAAGTACCTTCATACAGAGGTATTCCTATCTTCCGCAACGATTACATCCCTGTAAATCAGACTCGTGGTACTTCATCTACTTGTACTTCAATTCTTATGGGTACATTAGATGACGGCTCTATGTCACACGGTATCGCAGGCTTAACAGCTAGTGGTAACGCAGGTGTGTCTGTAGAGGAAGTAGGCGCTTCAGAAACTAAAGACGAGACAATCACTCGTGTTAAGTTCTACAACGGTCTAGCTAACTTCTCTGAGAAGGGTTTAGCAATGTTGAACGGTATTAAAAACTAATATTGTTTAACCAAAATCCTCCTTGCCTTAACTGGCTTGGAGGTACTAATTAAGGAAAGAATATGGCATTAAACGCAACCGTAAATGGCTCATCATCAGATAGTTACATTACAGTATCAGACGCTGATGCCTATCACGCAACACACTTATACGCTTCTACATGGACAAGTGCTGTAGAGGCTGATAAAGAAAAAGCATTAAAGATGGCTACTCGTATATTAGACGAAAAAGTAGATTGGTCAGGCTCAAGGGCTACCAGTACACAATCTCTAGCATGGGGTAGAACAGGCGTTACTGACGATGGTCAAGCCGTAGAGTCAACAGTACACCCACAAGCCATTAAAAATGCCACAGCAGAATTTGCAAGACATCTCATAGCAGGTGATTCAACAGGTGATGCTCAAGGTAAAGGATTGAGTAGCCTAGCAGTAGGTTCAATTACTTTGTCATTTGATAAAACAGATACAGCAGGAGTTATCCCCTCGATTGTGCAAGAAATGTTAAGAGGTTGGGGAGTTATCCATGCTCGTGCTAAGTTTGGTACTGTATCGGTGGTGAGGTCGTAAATGGGGCTACGCACATCAATAGCAGATGCAGTTGGTTCAGCAATAACGGCAGTTGGCGATATAGCTGAAACGATTACATATAAGGCAAATACAGCAGGCTCTTACAATGTAACGACAGGAGTGGTGAGTCATACTGCTACTACCTATACGTTTAGTGCTGTGGTATATCCTTTTGGTGTATCAAGAGCAGGAAAAAATGATATTGTCGATGGGGTTACTGCTGACCTTGCCATATTATTTGCAAGTGATGATTTAGCTGTAACTCCCGATACCAATGACTTAATTGTAAGGGATTCCGATACTTATAAGATACGTCAAATTACACAAGACCCAGCAGGTGCTTCCACTAGATTAATCGTTACGAGGTTAGGGTGAAAAATACTATATTAACCAAAGGTATTAAGAAAGCATCAGAAGGGATAGAAACGTCTGTGGATGAGATAACAAGAAAGATAGCTTTGATAGCTTATGATGGCATAACTAAAAAAACTCCAGTTGATACAGGGAGAGCGAGAGGTAATTGGAACTTTTCTGTAGGAAATGCGGACACTACTGTTAGTAGCGAAGGGTTTGGTAAATCTACAGGCTCACACGTAAATTCACCAACACCACCTTCATCACCTAAAGCACCAAAAATAACATTGAAAAAAGGTGATGGTTTGGAAGATATATACATTACCAATAACCTGCCTTATATAAAACGGTTGGAGGATGGACACCACAGCAAGCAAGCACCTAAAGGCATGGTGAAAGTAACACTAGCCGAAATAAATAACCAATTTAGATAATGTCATTTGCAAGCGAAAGAACATCAATAGAATCAAGATTTAATAGTAATTGGTCAACCACATCTATTGCTTGGGGAAATGCCGATTTTGACATACCAAACAATGATGAATGGGTAAGAATAAGTATCTTGAATGGTTCAGGTTTATATCGAGCATTTGGTAAGCTTAAAAGACACGTAGGAATTATAACGATTGAGTTATTCGCACCAGTTAATTCTGGCACTCATACGATAAGAGGTTATGCAGATACAATCGCAGCAATCTTTGAAGGAGAGCAGTTTGATGATATAGCTTGTGATATGGCAAGCATAGAAACAATAGGCACTGATGATAGGTTTCATCAGATAAATGTAAATATTCCATACTTTCGTGAGGATTAATTTAGGAGTAAAAAATGGCAACAGTAAAAGGATATAACGGTTCTTTGCGTGATGGTTCAAGTAATTTGATTGGTGAACTCACCAGTTTTACTTTGAGCATTACACAGAATTCAGAGCAACATAATTCATTTGGTGATGAATGGCTTGATACCACAGCGACTAACAAAGGTTGGTCAGTAGAGGGTTCGGGTATGTACGCTCCAGATGACACTTATCAAACAGCAATAGTAACCGAGGTCATTTCTGGTGACTCAGTTTATTCGATTGAAGTTAGACCAGAGGGTGATACTTCTGGCGATGACACATATACTGGTTCAATTACACTTGAAGAAGTAGGCATAGAAGCATCTTCAGATGGTGTTATTGGGTTTAGTTTCTCTGGTACTGGTACTGGGGCATTAACTAAAGGAACTGTGACCTAATGGCATTTAAAGCGATTGATAGAAATGAAACACTAAAGGTAGTTTCAACAGATGACCCAGCAATTGATGTAGCTAATTCAGACATTGCGGCATATATTGATTCTCACGACCTAAAGCATCTCAGCTTTAAGGCTGGTGAAGAACCAACTACATTTCATTTGGGTACTATT